CAACTAGTTCGGTAGATGTTAAGATCGTTTCTAGAGTTAGTTCTGCTGGCGTAGAAACTGAGATCGATTATGCAGAAGGTAATGGATTTGCGTCCTTCGACACTTCAGATTCTGTTTTCTTCGTAGGAGCAAACGGAGCAAATGGTAGTGCTGTTGCACAAACACCTACAACTGCTGTTGATTGGTATGATCAACAGACTTTAGGTCTCACCAACTCTACGGTTTACTGGAGCACGCTTGCACCAAAACCTGGAACTAGTGTTTATGTAAGTGATAGACAAGGTAAAAACGATCAACTTCACATTGCAGTTGTTGATGACACTGGAGATGTAACTGGTATCAAGGGCAATATCCTTGAGAAGCATGTTGATCTATCTAAGGCAAGCGATACAGTTTCTAATGTAAACGCACCTCAGAGAACATACTTTAAGGATTATCTTCGCGATCTTTCTGCTAACATTTATGCAGGTAAAGATCCTTTAGCAGCAGTAGATGCCTTCCATGGCACAACACCTGTTGCAACTGGATTTACAGCATACACTGGAGTTAAGGCAGCATCCTTTACTAAGGATAATGCTTCAACAAACCAGTCTGGAACTGTCGCACAGGATAAGCAATTCCTTGCTATTGGTAACAAAACTTACACTTTCTTAGGTGGTAACGATTATCAAAGTTCTGGTGGAGATGGTTATAAGGCAGAATTATCAAGTTTAATTACTGCATATGGATTATTCGCCAATAAGGATGAAGTTGAAGTAGACTTCTTAATTATGGGTCCTGGTTGTGCTACAGAAGCACAATCACAAGCAAAAGCAAATTACATTATCTCTCTTGTGGAAGCAAGAAAGGATTGTATGGCAACTATTGGTGCTCATAGAACTAATTTGGTTGCTGCTGCTGGTGGAGGAATTCTAACCGCAGAGACTCAAACATTAAATCTAGTTAATTACTTTAGTCCTCTGTCATCTTCGTCTTATGCGACGTTTGATTCTGGATACAAGTATACCTTTGATAGATTTAATAATAAGTTCGTCTATATTCCAACCAACGCTGATGTTGCTGGAATGATGGCAAGAACAGGACTTAACGCTTTCCCTTGGTTCTCACCTGCAGGACAGCAAAGAGGTGTGTTGAATAATGCAGTCAAACTTGCATATAACCCAAGCAAGTCACAAAGAGATCGTCTCTATCCTAAGAGAATTAACTCCTTCATCACTTCACCTGGTGCAGGAACATTCCTCTTCGGTGATAAGACCGCTCTTGGATATGCATCAGCATTTGATAGAATTAACGTTCGCCGCTTGTTCCTTACAATTGAGCAATCACTAGAGAGAGCAGCACAGGCTCAACTCTTTGAACTGAACGATGACCTGACCAGAGCGAACTTCAGAAACATCGTTGATCCATACCTCCGTGATGTTCAAGCGAAGAGAGGACTCATTGACTACCTCGTCATTTGTGACGAGAGTAATAATACTCCTGATGTGATCGATAACAATGAGTTTAGAGCAGACATCTTCCTGAAGCCTGCCAAATCTATTAACTTTATCACCCTTACTTTCGTAGCAACGCGAACAGGCGTTTCTTTCTCGGAAGTAGCAGGTAGAGTTTGATCATTAATCATAAAATAACGGAGGATTTCTAAAAATGTCAACTTTACGCACACTTTCAAAATTTCAGAGCAAATTACAGGGTGGTGGTGCAAGGCCTAATCTATTTGAGGTTCAAATTCCTGATTTGCCAGCAGCTGCTAAGGATTCAACTCCCCAAGCAACCTGGGGTTCTGATGAGCAGGAAAACTTTTCCATTATGTGTAAGGCAGCTCAATTGCCCGCATCAACTATTGCTTCTATCGATATTCCCTTCAGAGGTCGTACTCTGAAGGTTGCTGGAGATAGAACTATTGAAAACTGGAACATAACAGTTATCAATGATGAAGATTTTGCAATTAGAACTGCCATGGAAGTATGGATGAATGCAATTGCTAAACTCAGCAATAATACTGGTGCGGTAAATCCATCTTCTTACATGACTGATGCTTATGTGTATCAACTTGGAAGAGGTTACTCATCAGGTAGATTTAGTACAGCAAATTCTAGTAGTGATGATGGAGAATCGGTAACTCCTTTGAAAGGATACAGATTCCTTGATATTTTTCCAGTTTCTGTTTCTGCAATCGACCTTTCTTATGATTCAGGTGATACGATTGAAGAGTTTACTGTAGAATTTGCAGTTCAATCTTTTGAATCTCTTGCTGATGACGCAACTGGCGTCAATCTGAAGTAATAAATAGAAGAGATAAAGTTCCAATATAATAATGTCAAAATTGTTTGGGTTCTCAATAGAGGACAACGAACCACTCTCACCGTCAGCGGTCTCCCCCGTTCCTCCTAATAATGAGGACGGGGTTGATCACTACTTGAGTAGTGGTTTTTTTGGTTCATATGTAGATATTGAGGGTGTTTATAAGAATGAAAATGAGTTAATTAGAAGGTATCGTGAGATGGCACTCCATCCAGAGTGTGATAGTGCGATTGAAGATATTGTAAATGAAGCTGTTGTTTCAGACTCTAATGATAGTCCTGTAGAGATTGAGTTATCTAATCTAAATGCCAGTGATGGTATTAAGAAAACTATTAGAAGCGAATTTAAATATATTTTAGATTTATTGGATTTTGATAAAAAAGCACATGAGATATATCGTAATTGGTATGTTGATGGTAGATTGTTTTATCATAAGATAATTGATTTAAAGAATCCTCAAGAAGGAATTCAAGAACTTCGTTACATTGACGCTACTAAAATGCGTTATGTAAGAAAACAAAAGAAAAACGATAAGCAGCAACTGAATAGACTCAATCCTCTGAAAAATGATCCTATGGATTATGATTTTCCAGAGTTAGAAGAGTTTTACATCTATAATCCCAAAGTTAATACAACTTCAGGAAATATGGGATCTCCTGGTGCAGGAATTAAGATGTCAAAAGATTCTGTCACTTACTGCACTTCTGGTCTTGTAGATAGGAATAAGGGACAAACTCTTTCATATCTTCATAAAGCAATTAAATCACTCAATCAACTTCGTATGATTGAGGACTCTCTTGTCATCTATAGACTTTCGAGAGCACCAGAACGTAGAATTTTCTACATTGATGTAGGCAATCTTCCTAAGCAAAAGGCAGAACAATATCTGCGTGACGTTATGATGCGTTATCGCAACAAACTTGTATATGATGCAAATACTGGAGAGATTCGTGATGACAAAAAATACATGTCAATGCTTGAGGATTTCTGGCTTCCCAGGCGTGAAGGTGGAAGAGGAACCGAAATCACCACTCTCCCTGGCGGACAAAACTTGGGTGAAATCACTGATATTGAATACTTTAAAAAGAAATTATTCAGGTCCCTTAATGTTCCACCATCAAGAATGGATGGAGAAGGTGGGTTTAACTTGGGGAGATCTTCTGAGATCCTAAGAGATGAACTCAAGTTTACTAAGTTTGTTTCTCGTTTAAGAAAGAGATTCTCTAACATGTTTAATGACATGTTGAGGACTCAATTACTCCTGAAGAATGTAATTACTCCTGAAGATTGGGAGTCAATGAGTGAGCATATTCAGTATGATTTCCTCTATGATAACCACTTCTCAGAACTGAAAGAAGCAGAATTGATGAACGAGAGACTTGCTCTTGTTGCAACTGCAGAACCATACGTTGGCAAGTATTACTCACAAGATTATATTAGACGTAAGATCTTGCGTCAAACTGATATTGAAATTCTTGAGCAGGATAAACTGATTGAGGATGAAATTAAAAAAGGTATCATTCCTGATCCTGCAACTATTGATCCTGCAACTGGACAACCACTAGATCCAGAAGCAGGAGCAGCAGGAATGGATCTTGGAGCACCAGTGATGGAACCAGAAATTGATGCATCTTCTGCCGAACCTATAGAACTACCTAAGGGTGGGGAAATATAAATAAAAATAAATTTGTACTATGGAAACTATGGATGAACTCCTAGATAATATTATCACTGACGATTCACCATCGCAAATTAGTGATGCAATTAAGGATATGCTTTATGCTAAAACAGCAGAAAGAGTAAATTCTTACAGGCAAACATCGGCAAATTCACTCTTTAATGGAAACCCTGAGGAAGATAATTCCCCAGAATCTATAGAAAGTGAAGATTAATTATAAATAACTTATAAATGAACTTTCAGAAATAATGTCTCGTCTTAATCCGGTAGATCCTGCCTTTACAAGAACAACAAATTCTGGTTCCCAGCAGTCTGATGCATTTGCACATAAGACAGATGCAATTAGAATTGTTGCTATTGGCAATGATGCATATGTTGATATTGGAACCAATCCAGATGCTGGAC